GAATAACGCCCAGCTCGTAGCGCCGGCGTCGAAAGACCTCCCCGTCGTCGTTGCGGCCCGCCAGCTCGCGCGGATTGCGCCAGTAGCGAACAATAACCCGCCCCAGGACTACGGTAGCCAGGACGCGACCGGCCTTACGCCAGGCCCGGACGGCGACCAGTGGAACTACGCCCAGCGCGACCAGGCGGTTAAGGGCGGCAGCTCGACCATTGAGGTAAAAGACGGGGTCGTTAATATCTCCGACGTCGTGACTTTCTACCACCCGACCGGCGACCCGATCCCGGCCTACCGGTTCGTGGTCGATATCGTCAAGGTTCAAAATATTATCTTTAACCTCGACCTTATTTTCGCTACGAAAGAATGGGACGGCGCGCCGCTTATCCCGGACGACCAGCCGACCGTTAACCGGTCCGCGAAAAAGCCGAAAGCGGCCGTTGCAGCCGTCGCGGCTATGCTGGACAGCCTGGGGCTTAACGCTATTATCAGCGCGCCCGAGACCGCAAAAGCGAACACGGCCGCGGCGATTAACGACCAGAACCCGAAGCGGCTCGACGTTTCTACCACGGTCCAGTTAAGCGGGAATACGAACATTATTTCCGTCGACCTGAACTTCGGCTTTTTCTTCGGCGCCCAGACCGTCGTAGCATAATAGGAGGCCTTCAAAATGGCAGCAGTTGGCGGCTCTATTGAGTCAGTAACCCTGGACGGTCGCACCTTCGCGGTAGCGGCCGACGCGGAGGCCCAGCGCAAGCTGGGCGGCTTCGAGAACGAGGTACAGTCTAACGGCGACGGCACGGCGCGATTGATTAAAACGCGCGTCCCCTTGTCACTGGATGGCCTTACCGTCGAAATCGACGACGACCGCGGCGACCATGAGTTCCTACAGGAACTCTCGAACCGTAACGATTTCTTCCCCGTGGCTATCTCGTACGCTTCGGGGTCGACCTGGCAGGCGACCGCCCAGATTGTCGGCGAGACCCAGGCCAGTAGCCAGAACGCGACCGCGTCGGTATCCTTAATGGGTCCGGGCGTACTTACTAAGCAGTAAGTCGCGGGCATAAATAGGGCATTACGCCGCGGGGGCGCCCTATCCCTGTACCCGGCTCCGGCCGGGACGCGGCGACCACTTTTACGAAATAGGGCGTAAAACCATGAACGATAAAGTAGCGAAAGAAGTGGCCGAGGCCGAGTTCGACCGGTTCGTTAAAGCTATGGACCTGGATGTCGACCCCTCCGATATGTCGGAAGAGGATAAGGAAGCGTTCCAGCAGCAAAAAGAACGACTCGTCGGGGCTATCCAGTCCGGGGCGCTCACGATTAACGACGACGGCGAGCCCGTGTTTACTCCCCAGCGGACAAAAGACGCGGATACGCTTACGTTCCACGAACCGACCGGCGCCTCGCTTATGGCTATGGACCGGAAGAAAAAGTCGGAGGATATCGGCAAGCTCTACGCAGCCATGGCCGATATGACTCGGAGCCATTCGAGTACGTTCTCTAAAATGCGTATGGCAGACCTTAAAGTTTGCATGGCGATTACAACGCTTTTTTTGGGCTAGTCGGTACCCCGTTAGTCCGGCACGGGGCGGACGAGAGGCTCCCGAACGGAGACCACACGTTCCCCCGAGTGTATACCGAAATGCTGTTACAGGTATGCAGGGACTACCCAGGGGTACCGGATCCGCGAACGCTCCGGGCGCATGAGATACGGTTTTTCTACGAGGGGCTTCGCGCAGAGCTTAAGACGCATACAAAACCGAGGTAGGGGATAACATGGCGGGTCGTTTCAGTGTCGAGGCCGTATTCAAAGCAGTAGACCGGATAACGGCCCCCGTGTCCCGTATGCAAAATAAGGTCGGGAAGTTTACGCGCAGTATGGAGCGTGGCCTCCGGACCGCGAACCGCCAGGTTAACCGAATCGTAAAAGGCATGGGCCGGGGCTTCGCTAAGGTCGCGAAGTTCGGCGGGGCCCTGGCAGCCGTCGGGGGCGCCGCGGTTGTTACCGCGCTGAACCGAACGGCCGACGCCGCCGACTCCCTGGCGAAGCAATCCCGCCGGCTACAGTTCCCTATCGAAGAGCTACAGGAATGGAAGTTCGTAGCGGAGCAGTCCGGCGTACCTACCGAACAGCTAGATAACGCTCTCGGGGCCTTCTCGAAGCGCCTCGGCGAAGCTAAAGGCGGTATGGGCCCGCTCGTCTCCGGCCTGAAAAACATAAACCCCCAGTTACTTCGCCAGCTACAGAATACCGAGAGCGTATCGGATGCGTTCGCGCTGTACGTTAACGCTATGCGGGGCGCCGATACCGCGACCGAAAAAGCCGCGCTGGCGAACGCCGCGTTTAGCCGCTCCGGCCTGAACCTCGTAAACATTGCCGACAATAGCGCCGCCGCTATTAAGGGGCTACGCGGAGAGCAGCGCGAGAACGGTAATATTACCATGGCCCAGGCCGTCGCCGCCGAGGCCTATAACGACGCCGTAAACAGTCTTAAGCGCTCGCTTATGGGGCTTTTACAGGGCGTTATTCTCCCTATGATGCCGGCTATAACGAAGACGCTACGCCAGTGGCGCGAGTGGGCCGTCGCGAATAAGGAGCTAATCCAGACCCGTATTATAGAGTTCGCGAAGAACCTTAAGGACCGGGTACTCGGTATCGTCGGCGCCGTCGTCGAGTTCAGCGAAAAGTACGACCTCGGCGAACGCATAGGCGAGACCCTCGATACGCTCGGGAGCTTCGGCCGTTTCCTGGCGGAGAACGCGGGGACGATTCTTAAGGTAGTCGGCGGCGTCGTGGCCTTGTCCGCGGTCCTTAATACCCTGGTCGCGGTAATGACCGCCGTTAACCTGGTAATGGCCCTTAACCCGGCTGGGCTTATCGTCCTGGGTATCGCGGCGCTTATCGCCATTATCGCGGCCGCGGTCGTATGGTGGGACGAGATTAAAGCGGCTATTATCGACTTCGGCCGGGCCGTCCTCGACAGTCTCTCGGGCCCTATCGAGTGGCTCACCGGCGCCGCCGGCAAGGTAATGGACGCATGGGGCGGGTTAAAATCGTTTTTCTCGGATCTATGGGGCGGCGTAACGGGTATTTTCGACAACGCCCTCGCCAGCATAACCGGCATAGCCGATAAGGTTAAGAACGTCGCCGGCGGTATCGTCGACAAAATATCGAGCATAGGCGGCGGCGTGGCCTCGTTCTTCGGGTTCGGAGACGACGAGGAAGAGCAAGCGGCGGCCGGCGGCCGGGGCGGGAGCCCGCAGGTAGTAACGCCCCAGGAGCGGGTAGCGCGGAGCGTCGAAGAGCAGCGCTCGACCAGTACCGCCGAGCTTACTATCCGCGACGAATCCGGCCGGGCCGAGGTTACGCGCAATTTTGCAGGGCCGGGCGTTACCCTGGTACCTAGCGGAGGCTTCTAATGGCATGGAATGACAGAATACGGGAGGCGGCCTACACGTCCCCCAGCGGGGCGCGTACGGCGTTTAACTACGAGGACGTAAGCCGCTCCGTCGATAAGAAAACCACGGGCTACGAGTTCCCCGACGCCGACGGTACGTACGTCCAGGACCTCGGCCGCTCCGGACGTAAGTATCCTATCCGGGCGTTTTTCTGGGGCAACGACTACGACCAGGAGGCCGACGGCTTCGAGGCGGGGCTATTGGAGCGCGGCGTCGGCAAGCTAGACCACCCGATTTACGGCTCGATAGACGTCGTACCGTTCGGCTCGATCAAGCGCCGGGACGACCTGAAAACGGCCGCTAACCAGGCGGTCGTAGAGGTTACGTTCTGGGAGACCGTGGGCATAATTTACCCGACGTCGCAGCAAGACCCGGCGAGCGCGGTACTATCGGCCGTGGACGAGTACAACGAGGCGGGCGCCGGGCAATTCGCCGAGGCCGCTAGCCTGGGTACTGCAGCCGAGCGGGCGAACTTTAAGGGCGACTACCAGGCCCTCATAGGCGCGGCCGAGTCCGGGTTACAAACGGTAGCCGACGCCCAGGACAACGTACGCGAGCAATTCAACGCGATAAACGACTCGATTAACCAGGGTATCGACGTTCTTATCTCGCAGCCGCTAACCCTGGCGTTTCAGACGACCCAGTTAATACAGGCGCCGGCCCGGGCCGTGGCGAACATATCCGCCCGGCTATCCGCCTACCGCGACCTGGCCTCGTCGATCATAAGCGGGGACGGGGCGGTCGTAGAGTCCGACGCCGACTCGGTCGAGACTAACCGGTTTCTCGCGCGGGACCTTTACGCTTCCGGATACGTTACCGGCTCCGTGGTCTCGGTCGTAAATAACCAGTTCGAGACGAAAACCGAGGCCCTGGAAGCCGCCGAAGCGGTCCTTAACCAGTTCCAGGACGTCGCAGACTGGCGCGACAGCAATTACGACGCGATAGCCAACATAGACACGGGCGAAGCCTACCAGAAACTACAGGAAGCCGTAGCGCTTACCGCGGGTTTCCTGGTCGAGATATCCTTTACGCTCAAACAGGAGCGCCGTATCGTCCTGAACCGGGCCCGTACCATTATCGACCTGGCGGCAGAGCTTTACGGATCCGTAGACGACCAGCTCGACTTTTTGATTAACTCGAACCGGTTAACGGGGTCGGAAATTTTGGAACTCCCGAGGGGTCGCGAAATTGTCTACTACGTTTAAAGTCACCCCGGGCGATACGTTCGACAGCATATCGCGGAAGAAATACGGGACCCAGGCCGAAGCCGGCAGGATCGCGCGAGCGAACCCCGGCGTATCGGAGCCCCTGGCGCCCGGTACCGAGGTAATCGTCCCGCCCCTACCGGACGCCCCGGCGGACCGTCAAAACTCAATACCGGCGGCTACGCTGGACGAGGTCGCGCTATTGATCGACGGGCAGCGCTTCCGGTTCTGGGACCGTATGAGTATTACGCGCGCTATCGACTCCATGGACACCGTTACGTTCGGCGCTCCGTTCGACCACCAGGCGCCCGGCTTCCGGGAGACCTTCCGGCCGTTCTCGTTTAAACCCGTGGTTATCCTGGTCGGCGGCGACCCGATTTTTACTGGTACCATGGTCGATATCGTCCCCTCGCTGGCGAACGACTCGAAAACCATATCCGTAAGCGCCTATTCCCGGCCCGGAGTCCTTAACGATTGTACGCCGCCGGCGTCGTCGTTCCCGCTCGAATTTGACGCGGCCGACCTCCGGACCATTACCGACGCCCTGGTCGGGCCGTTCGGCCTGTCGCCGGAGTTCCGCGCGGACGTCGGCGGGGCGTTCGAGCGCGTCGCCTGTTCTCCGGGTAAAGAGGTCCTGGCGTTTCTGGCGGAGCTGGCGAAACAGCGCGGGCTCGTCATATCCAGCACGGAGCGCGGTAAGCTCTTATTCTGGGACGAGGTCGAGACCGGGTCGCCCGTCGCGCGACTGCAGCAAGGCGAGACCCCGGTTTTATCGGTCGAGCCGGTATTCGCCCCCCAGCAATACTACAGTCACGTAACGGGCGTCGAACCGGTCGTCGTGGGTTTATCGGGCGCCCAGTATACGGTACGAAACCCTCGGCTATCAGGAATTACCCGGCCGCATAGCTTCGAGGCCAGGGATACGCTGGAAGCCGATATCAAGGGCGCGGCCGAGGCGAAGGCGGGCCGCATGTTCGGCAACGTCGCCGCGTACACCGTCCGCGTAACGACCTGGCGCGACCCCCAGGGCGAGCTATGGAAGCCGAACACTACGTTAAAACTCACGGCCCCGGATGCTATGATTTACAACGAGTACGAGTTCGTTATCCGCTCCGTATCGTTTGAGCAGGACCCGAAAGCGCGTACCGCTACTATCGAGCTGGCGATACCGGGCTCGTTTCGAGGAACAGTTCCGGAGGCCCTACCGTGGGACGGATAGCCCGTATATTGTCGTTCGTTCGTTCCGAGATTAACGGGGCGAAGGTATCGGACGTAAAAAGCGACCCGGGCGGCGGTCCGAATACGACTTCCCAGCACTTCCAGCCGGCCGGGGACGACGCGCACCCGCTCCCGGGGGATTACGTGGCGACTTCCGCGGCGGCCGGTACCGGCCGGGAAACGGCCGTCGGCTACCTGGATCCGGCGAACGCACAAAAAGCCGGCCCGGGCGAAAAGCGCCTATACGCGCGGAGCGTGGGCGGCTCGCAAGTGTGCGAAGTGTGGCTTAAGGCCGACGGCTCTATCCTTATACAGAACGATACCGGGAGTACGGTATTAAACCCGGACGGGTCGGTCGTAACCACGAACGAAGGCGGCGCTATTACGTTTGGTGCCGACGGCTCTTTTACGGTAACGAATGCGGGCGGGTCTATGGCGCTCGCGGCGAGTGGCGTCGCCAGCATTAACGGCGCTACAATAACCGAGGACGGCGATTTCGTTACGTCAGACGGCGTCAGCTTACGAGGCCATAAACATATAGGGAACCTGGGCTCCCCTACGTCCCAGCCGATATAAACGGGAGATTAAAAAAGTGACCATTGCATACGCGACGGCGGTACGTAATTCGAGAATGGCGGAGGTCTCGGCCGCGGTAGACGGCGGAGCCGGCGGCGGGAAATTGCAGATTTATAACGGGACGCGGCCCTCTACGGGTGGGACCGCGACGACTCTTTTAGCGGAGCTAACTTTCGCTTCGACGTCGTTCGGCGCGCCGTCTTCGGGCGTTATTAACGCGAACAGTATCTCGGCCGATACCGACGCCGACGCTACCGGGACCGCTACTTGGTTCCGGGTAACGGACAGTGTGGGCGGGTTCGTTATGGACGGCGACGTCGGCGTTACTGGGTCTGGCGCGGACCTCGAACTTAATTCGGTTAATATCGGCGCGGGTCAACGAGTGGAAGTTACTAGCTTCCAGATCACGGAAGGCAACCCATAAGGGCCGATTAAATGGCGGTTCTCGCGCTTGTAGAGTGCGGCGACGACCGCGTCCAGTGTGGGGAGCCGTCGGCGGAGTGTACGGGCGACGTCCTTTACTCGGGCGCGGCCGCGGTCGTCGAACAACGGGACGACGTAAACGCGACCGGGGAGTCTGGCGTATCAGGCTCCGGAACGGTTACGGAAGACGCCGACCAGACTACCGCCTCCGGGGCGGTCGTTACCCGTGGCCTCGTAAGCGCAACAGAGGACCGCGACCAGGCGACCGCCTCCGGCGAACAATCGACAACGGGTACCGCGGACGTCCTGGGAGCCGAGGACACGGCGACCGCCTCCGGGGCGCTTTCTACCACTGGTACCGCCAGCATATCCGAAGACCGCGACCAGGCGGGGGCCGCGGGCTCCGGGACGGTTGCCGGCTCTTCCGACGTTCTGGAAGGCCCGGACCCCGTCGTCGGCGCCGGCTCGCTCTCTACCACCGGTACCGCCGCCACTACCGAGGGGAGGGACGAGGCGGCCGCGGTCGGGGCGCTCTCTACCACCGGTACCGCGGACGTTCTGGAAGACCCGGACCCGGCGACCGCCTCGGGCGAGCAATCGACAACGGGTACCGCCAGCGTACCCGAAGACCGGGACCAGGCGACCGCGGTCGGGGCGCTCTCTACCACCGGCACCGCGACCATTACCGAGGACAGGGACGAGGCGACCGCCTCGGGCGAGCAATCGACAACGGGTGCCGCCGACGTACTGGAAGCCGAGGACACGGTCGCCGCGGTCGCCGCCTCCGTGATATCGGGCACCGCCAGCATAGTAGAGGGCCGACGGGTCGCGATACAATGCGGCGAGGACCTCGCGGAAGCCGGGGAGGACGTCGCCGAGTGCGCGGGGCAGGACCTACGGGAAGGCGACACCCTCGACGCGGTCGCTTTTGTGTCGAATGCGGGCACCGCCGACGTCCTGGAAGCCGAGGACACGGCGACCGCCTCCGGGGCGCTCTCTACCCCTGGTGCCGCCGCCATTACCGAAGACCGCGACCAGGCGACCGCCTCCGGCTCGCTCTCTACCATTGGTACCGCGGACGCCCTGGAAGCCGAAGACACGGCCGTCGCGGCCGGCGGGCAATCTACAACCGGCACCGCCGGCGTTCTGGAAGACCCGGACGCGGTCGCGGCGGCCGGCGGGCAGTCTACAACCGGCACCGCCGACGTTCTGGAAGCCGAGGACACGGTCGACGCTTCGGGCCTTACGGGGGGCCTGGACCTCGCGGATCTCGTCGAAAACTTCGACTCCGTGATTTCCGAACAGTACGCGGACCCTGGAAAAGATACGCCGGCACAATTAGCCGCGAAGTTCCAGGCGGCCTACATAGAATACTCGAAAACGGGGCTAGCGCCGGGCGTGGACGTAGCCGCGGGCGGGGATCCTGCAGCGCTCGACCCGGCTTTTTTCGCCGACAATACGGCCGCGGGCGTCGACCGCATAGCCGACGGCGTCGCCGCTTACTGGAAGACCGTAACGGCCCCGGGCGCCCCGGCCCACGGCGGGACCGAGGTATTGTCGGTCGAAGTCGTCAACAACGCCGCCGCGTTTAAGGCCGCCGTCGAGTCAGCTATTACCGACACGCAGACGCCTCCCGGGGGAACGTTCAATTTCCACACGGCCATAGAGGCGGAAGTTAAGAAAATGGATTTTGTCGTTACCGAGCTAGTCGGCGGCGTTCCAATGGAATTTATAGAGAAAGTCGTGTAATTTCTACGTAGGGCAAAAAGAGGCCGAAACAATGGAACAGCAACAGGGCGACGTTAATCTCTCCCAGACCGCCGACGGGGGCGAGATCCTCGTCGAAGACGGTATCGTCGCTATGACCGGCGGGCTGGGAACGGCCGCGTACCTTTCGCTATTCGGCGGTAATGAGGACGACGACGGCCGCTCGGATAACTCGCTTACATGGTGGGGCAACCTCGACGAGAACGACCCCGCCGGGCAGTACCGGAGCGAGGCCCAGCACCTACTACAAGCGTTACCGCTTACGACCGGTAACTTACGCCGTATCGAGGACGCCGCGCTCCGTGATCTTGCGTGGCTCACTGGGCAGAATATCGCGTCGAGCGTGTCGGTATCCGCCACTATCCCGGGCTTGAACCGGGTTAAACTTACCGTCGATATCGAGGCGCGCGGAGAAGAGTCGCGCTTCGAGTTCGTAGAAAATTGGAAGGCCCGCGCATGAGCTTACAGACCCCGACGACAAAAGAGATAAACGACAACATTATCGCCCAGCTCGAAGCGTCGCTTAACCAGACTATCCCGCTACTACCAAAATCGTTTTTACGGGTTCTGGCGCGGGCGCTCTCGGGTGTCTTCGTACTGCTATACAAGTACGGCGGCTTTATGTTCCTGCAGACCTTCGTACGGACCGCGACAATATCCTCGACGACCGTTAACGGGGTCGAGCTTTCGCCCTTGAAAGAGTGGGGGCGCCTGGTAGGCGTCGGCGACCCGGCGCCGGCGACGAACGCCGAGCTACTTATCGACATTACGGTCGAGGCCCAGACCGGGACGTTACCCTCCGGTACGCAGCTACTAAACAGCTCGAACGGCGTAACTTACATAACTATCGGGGCGGCCGCGCTGGACGCGGCGACAGTCCAGGCGACGATACGGGCGGTATCCGACCAGGCGGGCGGAGGCGGCGCCGGCGCTATCGGGAACCTGGACCCCGGCGCGGTTGTATCCTTCGCGAATCCGCTCGCTAACGTATCTCGTAACGCCGTCGTGGTCTCCCAGACCGTTACAGGCGCCGACGGGGAGAGCACCGAAGCATACCGGCAGCGTATTATCGACCGCTTTCAGAAACGCCCCCAGGGGGGCGCGTATGCGGATTACGAGCAATGGGGCGAAGAACCCGCCGGTATTCTTAACGTCTACCCCTATACGAGCGAATGCCCGGGGCAAGTGGACTTATACGTCGAGGCCACGGTTGCCAGTAGCGGGAGCCCGGACGGAATCCCGACGAACGCCCAGTTACAGGAGGTTCTCGAATCGGTAGAGCTGGACGACGCCGGCCTCGCTTCAAGGCGCCCGGCTAACGCCCTCGTTAATGCGTTCCCCATAAACCGCGTGGGCTTCGACGTTCGCGTTACGGGGCTACTTGTGTCGGATTTGGCGGCCGTTAGGGCAGACATTGAGGCGGCGCTCGAAGAGTATTTCGCGGGCCGGGAGCCGTTCATCCCGGGGCTATCCGTTCCGCCCAGAAGGGACCGCATAACGCGGAGCGCGCTTTCCGGAGTAGTTGACGACATAGTTAGCGCCGCCGGCGGGATTTTTAGCGCGGTATTTCTCACCCTCGACGGCGTCGACATAGACTTGTACTCGTTAGGGGTCGGAGAGAAGTCGAAACTAAACTCGGTATCGTGGGTATGATATTTTTTCGCGTTTTTCGGCATTTGCTACCGAACGCCCGCGCCTGGCGTCTTTTAACTGATAAAAAGTTGCGGGCGCTATTCGAGGGCTTGACGAGCGCGGGGGCGGACGCCCGTACTTTTTTTGATTCGGTATGGCTGGACATATTCCCGAAAACAACACGCGAGGTTTCAGCCTGGGAGCAACAGTTCGGGCTCCCAGACGTCAGGCTCTCTGAAAGCGACCGGCGCGACCGACTCGCGGCGGCGTGGCAGGCGGTAGGCGGGCAAGACCCCAGGTACATACAGGATACTTTAAGGGCGCGTGGGTTCGACGTCTACGTACATGAATGGTGGGAGCCGGGGACCGAGCCGTCCGTCGGGGTCTCAGGTTGCGCTACATCACGTAACCCCCTGCAGTGGATCCGCCGCGAGTTTACCGATACGACGATTTTAGTAGAGTGCGGCGAGGCCCTGGCGGCTTGCGGGGAAGACTTCGCCCAGGCGGGGAACGCGCTAACGCCGAGGGGGTACCCACTAGTAAATAAGATTACGGAGACGATACCGGATATAGAACCGCTATGCGGCGAGGCCCTGGCGGCTTGCGGCGAAGAGCTGGCGCAGTGTGGTAACTACTTCGGATTTAGAGAAATCCGTCGAACCTATATCGTTCCAAACGACCCGGATAAATGGCCGTACTTCCTCTACATAGGCGGTGAAACATTCGGGACCATAGCGCAGGTAAGCCCGTCGAGGCGGGACGAGTTCGAGAACCTTTGCCTTAAAATTTGCCCGGCTCAACAGTGGCTAGGTATACTCGTAGAATACACTTAAGGAGTCGCAACCGTGGCTATTATTCCAGAAACGCAGTACGCCGGAAAAATCACCCCCGCAAGCGCCGAATACCCGTACGGGCAGGCGCGGAACATCACGCTGCCGGGCGACGGTAGTGGGACACCGTGGGAAGCCGCGCTAGTAAACGACATTTTCGGGTTTCAGCAGGCACTACTCGATGAGGCGGGCATAACCCCCAGTGGCGACCCGGAGACGGCAACCGAATCGCAGTACCTCGAATCACTCCGGAAACTCTTTTCGGAGCGCAGGACCGCCGGTTTCACGGTCAATGTTCCGGCCGATTATGGCGACTGGCAGGCGGCTATCGATGACCTTTTCGCCGTTCAAGTGAAGCCAAGCGAAAAGATCGTCATAAACCTTGAAACCGGCCACGAAATCGACGTCCCGCTAGTCTTGAAAAACGGCGATTACTCGAAATTTGAGATCGTATCGGAAGACGCGACGGTCCCGGTCGCGACGGGCTTTTCGGACGACATAATCAGCGGCGAATACGCCATCCTGCCTCAGCTGTCGTGCGTGATAGACGCAACCAACCAGACCGCCGGTAACGGCGCCAGGGTGTCGTGGTCGGGCTGGCATGTAAGCGCGGGCAACGGAATAATCAACGCGTGGGGCACCGGGCAGTTGACACGGTACGCGTCCCGCGTTTCATGCAACGACACCGTATGGACGGGTTCGGCCCGCAATGCCGTCACGGGCGCCGCTATTACGTGCTGGGGGTCAATCGTGGACGCCCAGGGGTGCGACGCGTCCGACTCCGGGTACTATGGCTTGCAGGCGGCACACGGCGGCATCCTTAACGCTCGGGAGGCGACCGCAAACGACTGTTCACGGTACGGCGTGCGGGCGACTGACGGGGCGCTGTGCAACTTCGACGCGGGGAGCGCGACCAACGCCGGCGAGATCAACATTTACGCGTTCAACCTGGGCATCGTTAACGCCCGGGACGCTATAGCCACGGGGGGCGGCCGGAACATTGTCGCGGCGCGCGCCGGCACTATCAACGCCAACGGCGCCACGGCATCCGGCGCGGTTACGGACAGCGTCCAGTGTTTCAGCGCGTCATCTATCGACGTGAGCGGCGCGGACCTTACAAACTGCGGCCAATACGGCATCCATGCGACAAGCGGCACCGTGGACGCATCCGGGGCCGACACGACGGGGTGCGACCGCGGCGTGTTTGCGGAGCGGGCCGGGGTCGTGGACTTCGGCAGCGGCACCGCTTCGAACTGTTCGTTCGGTATCTATGCACAAAACGGGTCGACTGTTAACGCGAACGAAGTCATAGCGACCGGATGCACGAACACCGGGATATTCGCCAGTGCGGCCACGGTACACGCGGAAGACGGCGACGTAAGCGGCGCAACTACGTTCGGGGTCCGATATGTCAGCCAGGCCAACGGCAACATTCGCAACGCGAACTGCCAGCGTGGTGGCGCTTCAGACCCGGATGACATTGTCGTAGGGCGCGGTTCCATTTTGGCCGCACATGGCGCGAGCGGAGGGATCAGCCAAACCGCAAATTCGATCACCAGCGACGGGATTATCTTTCAGTGATTGAAAAAGTAATAATCCACGCGGCCGACACGCCCGCAGACATGGACATCGGCGCCGAGGAGATCCGGCGCTGGCATGTCGAGGGGAACGGCTGGTCGGACATCGGTTATCATTACGTTATCAGGCGGAACGGGCGGATCGAGATCGGCCGGGATCTGGACGATGACGGCGATGTCGAGGACGAGCAGGGCGCTCACGTTTATGGCCACAATCGCGGGACGCTTGGCATCTGCATGGTCGGGGGCAGACCCGATTGCAACTACACGGCCGCGCAGTGGCGCTCCCTCGCTTGGCTGGTCCGGGACATTCTCGGCCGCCACGGCCTGACCGTCGCTGACGTATACGGGCATCGCGAGTTCGACAGCGGCAAGACTTGCCCGCAGTTCGACGCGCCGGCGTGGGCTCAAACTTTGGAGGTAAGATCGTGAAACTCTGGGACGTGATCAAGACCGTGGGCTCGGGCGTTATCCGGGAGGTCGTACCAGGCGGCGGTATTCTCGTCGACGCGGTTAACGAGTTCCTCCCAGACGGTAAAAAGCTCCCAGGCAATGCCACGGGTAAAGATATCGACGACGCGGTCGGCTCGCTCCCTGCAGAACAGCGGGCCCGGGTCTACGAAAAAGAGTTCGACGTCGATATGACTCAGATCCGCCAGTCTAACGAGACGGTCCGGGCCATGTTGGAAGCCGACACGAAGAACCCGCATACGACCCGCCCCTATATCGCTAAGGGCTCGTTCCACGTAGTAGCGTTCGCCGTGGTCGCCACGGTCTCCGCCTGGGCGTACGGCGTCTTAACGGGGGACAGCGACCTCGTTAAGTCGGTAACGGGCGGCTGGCAATC